GGAAAGTTCCTCAAAAGAAAATGCGCCCGAAGGCGCGGGTTGGAATTAGCAGGAGGCCACTTCTTTGTCGTAGTCGGTCTCACCAGTCTCTTCGTTGACTTCGTAGATGGAAGCTGACGTGGGGCGTTTCCAGTCGACAACGTCCTCAGTGTCAGAGTTCAGGTCGAACCCCTGGTACTCCCTGCTGTTCTCCCACTGGATAAAGAGGGTGTCCCACTTGATGTACCAGTGCTTCACATCGGCCCAAGTCTTGCCTTCAGGCAGTTCGATATTCGCGCTCGCGCCCGCGTAGTACGTGGCGGCTATGTTGTATGTGGCCATTCTGGTCTCCTATGCTGCCACCAGCGCAGCCAGCTCGAACGCACGCTCTTTGAACTTCGCCCCAGGACCGAACCAGGCAGCGTCGATGCGGCCATCGGGTGTACGCCCCTTCTCGTGGTCGACGTACTGCGTGGTCGCCTGCAGCAGCCCCCACACTGTGCCATCGATGGCGTCCTGGCCTGCGCCGATCTGACCACCGTGGAACAGGTCCATGATGCGCTGGTAGCCTCGAGTCTTGCGCACCTGATCGTCGGTCATGTGCTGTGTGGCTGGCTCGAGCAGCTCCTGCACCCAGGCGTCTGCTGCGAAGTCGCTGATCTTGTGGCTGGCCATGCGCTCAGCCTTGAGCTTAAACAAGCCCCACGAGTCCGTGGCGATGCCCAGGTCAGCCTTCACCCTGGCGGGGTCGAACGACACTGAGTGCGGGATCGACACCTGGGTCTTGCCTGCTGAGTTCTTCAGGCTGGCCTGCAGCGTGTTGTTGCACACCACGCGCACGGTCGTGAACTTCGCCGTGGTCGCCATGGTGCCGTCGTAGCTTGTGGCCAGGAGCAGGTAGGGTGCCACTTCATCGTCGAGGATCTTGACGTTCTCGCCGACCCGGCCCAGCGCCCAGATCTTTCGTCCCTGCTTCAGGGAGCCGACCGTCTCGATGCTGAAGCCTCCGGTCTTGGCCAGATCGCTGAAGAAGCCCACGACAGCCTCGGGCTGGACGATGTTGTAGTCGGAGGAGACGATGGACAGCGGGTGGCCTGTGTCGCTGCGGTACAGGACTTGGCGGTCGCTGAATATGCGGTTCATCTGAGCCTGCGTGTCACCGTAGAGCACAGGCGACCGCAGTGCCTCCCAGTCCAGCCCAGCGGCCTTGCGCCATGTCTGTGCGTCAGCACTCGGGTCAACTTCTTGTCCGAGCCCGTGCCAGGGCTTTTCTGATCCAGCCACTTGTGCGTAGCCATATTGTCCGTTTACGAATGCGAGTTCATGTGCCATGATATTTGATCCTTAGTATTTGATGCCCGCGAGGGCGACTTGGTTGAGTACATCTCGTGTCCACTGGAGCCGGTAGTCGAACAACCCGGCTCCACAGATTCGGCTGTACTTGAGGCCGATCTTAGTAGATATCCAACGACCGTCTAATTTAGACTGTAGACCGGCGTCCTCAAGAATCTTGTTCATCTTCATCCCGTTCACCCCCGGTATGAGGTCTGAGGGGTTGTAGTAGCCCGAGGCGTTCACCTTCACGGGCTCGGTCACGGGTACGTCAGGCTGGCTGTGCCCGAGCAGGGCCAGCACATCTGTGCCGGTGGCCTTGAGCACGACCGCGTTGGCCCGTAGAGCCGCCGTATTCGCGTCACAGCCGAGCATCTGGGCCAGGTGGTAGGCAGCGGTGAACTCGCGCTCGGCAGGGCCGTCCAGGACGCCTTTTGTGGCCGGCAGGGCCTTGGGCTCCTGCTTCGGCTGCTCGATCACGGAGTGGATCGCCTGGAGCAGGAGCGCGGTCGTTGTGGTCTCCTGCAGCGCGGCTGTGTGTTTGATGGCCTTGCGCAGGCTCTTGGGGACAGTCACGTTGAGTTGGACGAGCTCGTCGTATTCCGGGGTCTGGGCAGCCAGCTTGGCCCGCATATCCCAGAACTCCTTGACCAGGCGCTTCTTGAAGACGCGCACGATCTCGCTGTTGCGCATGTAGGTAAGGATCAGGGTGGACTGCTGCTCGTTGAGTTCGGCGTACTCTATCGGGTGCCCACCTCGTTCTTGGCGAGTCGATTTCAAATCGACATGCCCGAACTCCTCTAGATCTGACTGGTATTTGCGTACCAGCGAGATCACGCTGGCGTGTTCAACATTAGTGCCCTGCGCAATGGCTATGGTGGTCGTGACCGGCTGGTCGTTGGTGATGGTGACAATCTGCATGTGGGTGTTTCCTCTGGGTACAAATAAAACGCCCTGACGGTGCAGGGCGCAAGATTGGGTAGCGGTGCAAGGCCGGTGGTCTTGCCTGATCCTCCTTTCTCATTCAATAGCGCGATGACTTTCATTGGATCTCCGTTCGTTTAGGGGAGGAGATTCTATGGCCATCTGGCCATAGGGTCGTATAGCCATGTGGTCACGTGGCCAGATGGTCAAATGACCATCTGGTTATTTGACCATCTTTGCGAAGAAAACCGTCTGCGCCTTTTTCTTCCCCGACCCATGCGCCGGGAATCCGATGATGGCCTTGCGCGTCGGATGTGCGCAGATGGCGCAAGTGGCGCAGGTGATGCTTGCACCGGCAGAAGCCGGGCAGATCGCCACCATGCGCCCCTTTGGGGTGCACGTCGACGCTGTGGCGTCAGCCGGGAGGATGACCACGACTGGACCCACGCCCAGATCAACCAGCTGGTCCGCGTGCTCCAGGCTGTTGGCTGAGAGGTTGATGGTGAACCCCTCGGCTGTGGCTCCGGCTATGGCCCCGGCGTTCTCTGGGATCGTCGGGTCGTAGTGGGTGTACCCGAAGCCCTTGCGGCCTTTGTTTGCGGCCACGAGCTGCAGGAGCCCCTCGAAATCGATCAGAGTGCCGTCCCCAGGTAAATCGCCAGCCTGGCCGTAGCGCCACAGCTGGTGTTTGGGTAGGCTCCTGATCTGGATACAGAGCTCTTCCAGGGTGCCGCCTCGCCGGCCCTCAGAGACCTTGTCCCAGTGCAGCTTCAGCGGCCCGTACTCCGGGTAGCAGCCGTTCTCCTTGAGCGGGCAAGTGGTCGGGCACGTCGATCTGCTGGACGTCGTGACGGGGATCGGTCCGGTTTTCATGTTCGTGCTGATCCGGGTCATGTGGTAGGTGTGCATCAAGCAGGCTCCTGCTGTTTCGCACCCACCGGCTCGAGCACACCATCGTGGTACGTATAGTTGACCGGCTCGTCACTCTCGACGGCCCGGTAATCAACGCAGAGCGTCCAGCGGTGGTACAAGTCCTTGGCGTTGGCCAGGGCCTCAGCCTCGGTGGCGAACGCCAGAGCGTTGCCATAGAACTTTGGGTCTGTGCCGGTGCGGACTTCTGGTTTGAAAGACATGACATTTCTCCTTTAGAAACGACGAAGCCCGCACGAGGCGGGCTTCTTGGGGTGAACTTACCTTGGATTCAAGGCAAATTCAGGGTGGATTTAAGGTAAGTTCAGAGTTCGTTTAGGGTGTACTTCTTCAACGCAGCCACCGTTACTGGAACGATAGGCTCGATCAGCTCGAGCATGGCCTGGGCGTAAACCCTGATCTCGTACTGGCTGTGCTCGTGCAGCCGCAGCTTCAGGAAGTGCGACAGGTTATGGAGGTCGGTCGTGATGAACGCATGGCTGAACGTGTTCACCGGCAACACGCCCCTGGCGAGTTCACGCGGGACGCCGTGCTTGATCATCAGCCGATACCAGCCGAAGGCATCTGCACATGCACTGGAGATGACGTCTTGAAACCTTTCGGCTTCCGGATGAATGTCATACGTCCGCATCTGCTTGTTGTCCTTGGCCTGGGTCGTGATCTGGCTCACCTCGGGGATGTAATACTCCTCGGGCAGTTCTGAGTACCTCGCCGATATTTCGTTCACGCTGATGGTCCTGTGCCGGAACCACTGTCTGAACACAAAGATCGGTGCCTTCACATCGAAGGTGAATTGCACGCACTCCAGCGGAGATGTGTGTCGGTTCTTCACCAGATAGTCGATGAGCTTCTCGTCCTTGCCTGCATCCTCGCCGGTGCGCCACTCTGCGTCATAGCTGACTCTAGCATTGCGTACGATAGAGAGGTCAGACCCCATGGATTCCACGAGACGGACGTGTCCGTGGTTGAGCACCTTAATCACGTGTCACTCCTGTCTCTAAACCCCAGAAAAACGGGGTGTCTGGGTCGATCCTTGACCCCCACCTCGAACGACTTGTACTTAATCAGTTCACCAACGAGTGCGTGCCGGTCTCGCCAGCACAGTGCCCGCTCTTCGGCTGTGAGCCCTGTACCCACTGAAAATTCGACTCCCGTGGTGGCATCGCGGACAAGAAACGCCCCCAATGTTCCTTTGCCCACTTTGCCCGCAGCGTGGCTGCTTCGCTGGGTGCGACCGAGCTCGTTTGTCGTGGCTTCGTTTCCATTGAACATTTCCTCTTCAAAGCCGATGATCTCCGCGTCGTTGTCAACGAAACGCTTGACCTTAAGCATGAATCCTTCCTTCACGGTGGACCTGCCGAACTTGTAGGGTGAGTCCATGCCACGCAGGATCACACCCTCGTACCCTTCGGTGATCTGTTGTGCTTCGTAGGTCAGCAGCTCCGCCTCGTCGTGCACGATGGCGTGCGGGAGGCGACGGACACAGAACTCATCCTTGATACGACGTCCGAGTTCTGCATACCGTTCCTGGAAACCACGATCGTGGTCGTGGATATCGAAGACGTAGAACGTGAAGTCAGGAAGTCCATCAACGCTCATCACGCCGGATACTGTGTCTCGGTAGCAAGACTTGCTCGCCGGATGCCCGACGATGAGCTCCCCATCTAATCCGTCGAGTGCAGATCGGCTAAGACGTTGATTTATATAGGAATTTTGGATGGGTTTGAGCGTCCTACTCAGCGCTTTACCGTCCACAATGCAACACCTCACTCCGTCGAGTTTGGGTGAAGCCAATTTCGGATACGTTAGTTTGTCGAGCTCGGCGTTACACGCGAGCATCGGTCGGAAAGTCTTCGTCTTCATTAGATATTAGATGGTTGTTCGAAACAAAGCCCGACGAAGCGGGCTCTGGGTCATTTTGATTTCTGCTTCACGACAATCGTCAGTGACGGAAATTCCAAAGTGATCGTCGTGCCCTCTTCGGTCACATAGACCGTCGGCTTATCGACGAGCACCCTGGGTGTGTAGACTAAGGCGTTGTCGTAGATCTTCGGATCTCGGCTTCCCTTCCACTCGTACATCCACAAGCACTTGCTTTCGATACCCTTGGGCGCAGGTGTGCGGATCAGAAGATCCTTGCGCCACATGTTGCCCAGGTAGTCTGAGACTCGTCGCATCGTCGACGCGCATTCTTTGATCTCAGCCATATCGAACAGCCGTCCGGCGTCGAGTGGCTCTTTTGCAGCTTTCAGTGCTCTCTCGAGGGCGTCGAAGAGCCCGGATTCATCGTGTTTCATGTTAATACTCCAGTGCGCAACCCTCGCAGTCGCGCAAAAGGTGCATGTTACATAGCTTTCAGCATAGTTCGCTCGTAGATGATTTGAGCCAGGGCCTGGCGATTAGAAAGCTGACCACAGAATGTAGCTTTCGTGACCGGTAGGCTCCACGACTCACCTGGGAACCAGACACCGCCTTCTTTACACCCGACGATCACCCCGAGACGCCGCCCCTCCGCCTCCCTACATCTGATCCAGTTCTTTTGGAGCTCGGACAGATTGATAGGTATGACAGTGTCGTCGCGCTTGGGGAGCTCGATGTACTTGTACTCCACCCACAGATCACCTTCAGCGCCACTGTACCAACAATCCGGGATACCCGAGTTGTACGGGTTGTGGTTTTTCTGCCGGTACACCTCCCCCGGCAGGAGTCGGTGGATCGACGCGATGAAAGTGTTCTCTGGTTGACGGGCCATCAGGCAGTTTGGTTCAGAATGCCTGCCTGGCGCAAGATCTTGAATGCCTTCTTGATCTTCTTCAGGCTGACGGGCTTTGCCTCCGTCTCAGCCTCTTCAGTGTCACGCTTAAGCCGCTGAACAACGAGCTGGGCATACCCGGCGATGTCGACCCACGAGTCGATATAGTTCGGGTCACCGTTGAGGATCCTGGCGATTTTGTGTGCGATCATTTCCAGGGATTCCTGCTGGTCGGCGGCCAGTTCATTCCAGTTTCCACTGCTACCGATAATCACCTTCAGGTTCTGACTGATATCTGCCAGCTCGTCGAACTCCCCATACCGTTCATCACGTTCTGCCAACAAGTCATCTACTTCATTGCACATTTTTCATCTCTTTCAGTTCGTTCTTGATCTTCCCCAGCACAACCCGCGCCACTTCCGTGGCGTGGTAGGCGTGTCCACCGCAGACAGCTGCGATGGTCAGTACGATGAATAGGTCTTCATCGCTCATGCTGTCGTCTTCACTTTCTTGAACACCTTGGCGTGGATGGCCTGAACCGTTCGTGCCTGGTGCACAGCATCAGCCAGGGCGTTGTGGGCAGTCCCTGTGAACGATGGCCCAGCACCCGCAGCCCCCGGCAGGTTCTTGTACGTGCGGAGGCACCGGCTGCGCCAGAACGCCCAGGGCACGTCCATCCCGAGGGAGGTATACGCATGGGCCACCATCGGCAGATCGAAGTCTGCTCCGTTGCTCCACATGAACGATTCGCCCTCGCCCAGCCACTCTGCTAAGTCCACCAGCGCACCGTGCAGCGTCTGTTTCGGTTCGTGGAACACCGCCTGGGCGGCGATGCTCTGGTTGAACCACCACAGCAGCGTCGATTCCTGGACCCGCCGCTTGGCTTCCAAGTTACTCTCGATCGAGATGCTGGCATAAAAGCCAGCGTCGTCAAGGGCCGTCGACCCTAAGTCGAACTTGACGGCTCCTATCGAGATGATGCAAGCGTCTGCGGACGTTCCGAGCGTCTCTACGTCCAGCATTACGTGCTTCATTTACGCCTCAGCTGCTTCGGGCTCAGGGGCAGCGACCTTGGTGACCTTCTTCGCCGCAGGCTTTGCCTTCTCTGCTACCGTCAGTGGCAGCGCTTCGATCTCAGCGATACGGGTAGCGATCTTCGCCACACCGGCTTGGGCTGCATCTTTAGCCTTGACAGCCTTAGCTGCCAGAGAGTCAAAAGCGTTCGACAGTGCTGTGGCTTTCTTTTCCAGCGCCTTGAGCTCGGCAGCCTCGACCTTCGCGGCGGCGGCCACGATGGCGTCGGCTTCGGTCTTGGCCTTGTTCTTCTTCGCTGTTACCGCTGCCATCGCAGCCTTGATCTCTTTGCTCTGGACGTCGAGCTCTTTCTGGGCCTTCTTGACTCCGGCCTCGCTCTCCTTGACCGCAGCCTCCTGGGCCTTAGCCGCAGTCTTCAGGTCGGCAAGCGCGACCTTCTTCTCTGCAGCAGTCATCGACTTGATTTTCAGTTTTTTAGTGGTAGCCATAATGTTCCTTAAAAGTTAGGCTGGTGTGGAATCCGGCAGTTGTCTGCCGGGGAATTTTAGATATCAAACAATCATCTATTTTAGATGTTAGATTCAGCGGCGAGCGCCTGCGGCAACGGGCTTGCCACGGGTTACTGCCTTGGCGGGTACTGCAGGAGCTGGCGCGGAGATCTGCACTTGCTCAGTCAACATGGCACGCGCCTCAGCCAGACGGCTGAAGCACGCTTCGAGGTCGTCGTTCAGACCGTTGAAGGCGTAAGTGACCGACGGCCACTTTTCAGTGTTGCTGATCCCGAGGGTGGTAACGACGCCAATCAACGGCGCCTGGTAGATCGACCCGACGGACTTGACATAGGCGTCGAACACCTTGTTCGCAGTCACGTTGGTCTGCATCACGTTGATCGGACCGTTCGGGTCGATGTTGCCATCTGCGTCTTCAGCGAGGAAGGCGATCTGACGCACTTGTTTGCACGCCTTGCCTGCGCCTTTGCTGCCGAACTCATTCGCCCAGCAGCTGCTGCAGTCCCCGCACTGGGGCGATTCGATGGAGCTGTAAGGCACCATCTCAGTGGGTACATCCCCGAGCGCTGCGCAGATGACGGGGGTGATCTCGCCCTTCTTGAACTCACCCTCGTAAAACGTGTGGTGGGTGTTGAAGTCGAGGATCACGACCTTCATGGGCGCTTGGAACATGGCGCCAGAGGGGAGCGTGAAGGTCGAAGTGTCGTACTTGACTTTCTTAGCGCTGCTCTGGGTCTTGCCCATCTGGGCAGCGAGCATGTTCTTCAGTTGCTCCTGGATGGAGACAACGCTGGTGTTCGTCGGCTTAACGGTAGCGACGGCGGTGGAGATTTTCTTAGTTGCCATGGTGTTCAGAGCTTGGTGATGGACAGAGTCCTGTTGGTGAAATCTTCTTGCCCAGGGATGACCATCCCAAGGCTACGCAACTCGCGATAGGCTGGCGCCACGATGCGTTTGTAGAGGAGGTGGGCGAAGGCGTACTTGTCGCCACGTTTGCCGTTGATGATGAACTTCGCGGTGTCGTCCCAATTCTTGGTAGATGGGTTGATCGCGTAGTTCACGGAGATGCTGGCCTTCTTGCCTTCGGCCTTGCGGGTGTCTTGCTCTTCGAGCAAGCCGAAGATCGTCTCGGTCAGATGTGAGATGTCGGCCTCGACCTCTTTGAGGTCTGCTTCGATCTTGCGCTTCTTCTCGCGCAGGTCGAATATCTTGTCGGCTGCTTGGCCAAGAGTCAGGGGCATGGCGGTTTTAGTTTTCGGTCGTTCGGCAACTTCGGACATGGTGTGGTTCCTCGAGATTGTAATACTGTCTTGGTTAGATGCTAGATCACTTGCTGTAATTTACGTCAACCTTTCCTTCAGAGTTAAGTGGTAAGTCTGGGCACCAGTCGGGTGGTGTCTTCATCCATTGGGTCATGAACTCCAGGCACTTTTCAGCCTGAGATTTTTTCACGGCACACGCAAACTCATCGTGCGTCGTCATTACGACGCGGTACTTCTTGTCGACCTGCAGCATCTGCCACATGACGACTATTCGGGCCAAGGCTTGGATTACGTTCTCGCAGTTATGAACGAGAAATGGTTTGCCGTCAGCCCCGCGCACTGTGAAACGTTTTAGAGGCCCAGCATCTACGAGGTCGAAGACAGCCTGTTCGTTGGGTCCGGTTTGTCGAACATCCGGTGCGCCGGCCAACCTGCGTTCCTGCGATACAGCAGAGTTGTATTTCCAATCCCTGATACCTCGGCTGCTTCCCACAAGCGCATCGCGCCGAGAGGCGTATCTATTACTACCCCGACCCTGGTGTTGCGAGTGTTTGTTTTTCGATCTGTCCATCTGCAGTTTTCTGGGCTGTATCCCTGCATGTTGTCGATCCGATCCAGGTCCAGACCCTTCTGGTAAGTCTCGCCCATGTCCTCCCAGAACGCGGCGAACTTTTTCCAGCGTTCGCACACCGTTATGCCGCGTCCTCCGTATCTCGCCCACGACTGATGTGTCGGTAACCTGCATCGATCCAACATGCCCCGCCAGACATGAAATGCTGGGTGCCGTGACATCCCGTGGGTCGTATGTGCGGCGGATAGAAACTTTCCAGTCGAGCACCCGCAACTCTTTGTGCTGCCCTTCAAGAACTCGGAGGCGGGCAGTATTCTTGTTTGCCCGCAGTCGCAAGCTATGTACCAGAGAGTCTTTTTTCCGTCGCTGCCCAATGGTTTCGTTGCGGTCATCATACCCATCCGGAGTCCGGTGATGTCGCGTGAACGATGATGTAGCTTCATTGTATGTTGTGTCCTGTGCTGCATGCCAGTCACCGTCGACCAGCACTTCATGCTCGGGAGTCATGTCGACGCCGCCAAAATCGATGGTCTCTTTGACCCCTTGAAAAACTAAGCCTGAATGGTCAACCCAGTTAATTCCATCCCATAGTTTATCACGCCGTCTAACTTCGATGATAGACAGCCATCCGCGATCAGTAAGCACTTGCGTGCTCGCGCCGAGACAGAGCAAACCTCCATACATCTTCTTTCTGATGTCCTTTGACTGGTACGTCCACTCAGGATAGTCGTTGTCGCCCATCGTCTTCTTGAGGTCTGGGTATTTCAACCTCATGCCGTTTGGCAGAAAGATTGTTTCCTTCTCCCAGGCGATTGGCCCATGGTGCCCGGTACGTCCAGCGAACATATCGTTGATGATCCGGTCACAGAACCGCCAGCCGTTTGCAATCCGGTTGTTCACCTCGCGGTACGTGGTGACGATCTCCTTGCAGCGGTCGAGCTCGAAGTAGATCTTGCTCTTGGCCAGAGTCGTCTGGAACTTCGCGGCACCCATTTGGTAGCCCAGGCCCAGCACTGCAACCTTGCCGACTTGTCTCTCGATCGCGTCGGTCTTCGTGATCTCACGTCCGTAGATGTGGTCAGCGAAGTTGCAATAGGCATCACGTCCAGTGCCGTTGTCAGCGGCGCGGAATGCATCGAGCAGGTCGTTTTGCCCCCACAGCCAGGCGTTCACCCGTGCTTCGATCTGGCCGGAGTCAACGACAGCGATCATGTGCCCCTTCGGTGCCAAGATCGACAGCCGCAGCTCCCCACCACGCGGGAGGTTCTGAAAGTTCATCTTGTTCGTGCCACCGTAGCGCCCCGTGTGTGCCCGGTAGTACGCATACCCCACCGGCAGCGGCATCCCGTCAGCTCCTGCTTTCAGGAAACGCTCAGCTCGAGTCACATTCGTCGTGGACTTCGTGATGATCCGGCTGTCAACCAGCGCCTGGATGCGCTCTTGTTTTTCTACCATCGCTTCGACGTGGTCTGGGTTGTTCAGGTCGAACCCCCAGTCCTCCGTCTTGTTGGGCAGATCAGTGAACTTGTGATCGTCCTTGGCGAACGCATATGTGTATTTGCGCTTCAAGCCCTCTTCGCTCTCGCGCTCTTCTCGGGGCAGCTTCATCCACGCAGGGCTGATCTTTACCGGAGGCTCGATGTCTTCATCTCTGAGTAGATCAGCGAAACACTCGGCGGAACCGATGATCCGCTTGACCATGAGCATGTCGCGCTCTTTGCCGACCAGTTGACGCTCTTTGCCCTTGAGCAGCTTTTTAGGGTCATAGCAGTCAAGATCTACGATAGATGTTAGAAGCTCCTCGCGCCGATCGAGCTCGCGCTTGAGTTCAGCCTCCACCCGTGGGATGTCGACCCTCAGCACCGGGTCGCAGAACATGCGGCAGGTGAGGTTGATGAGGTCCATTTCATCGCTTGGCATTTGCGGGAGCATGAGCTTAAAAACACGGACCATCTCGTCCACGTCGTTCGCACAGTAGACCGCAGTAGCAGCGAACAGCTCCTTGCTCCAATCTAAAACGCCGCAGGTGTTCTCTAGCCCTTCCAGCTTCCCGTGACCGCCATAGAAGACGCTGACTTCATCGAGGCCCGCCCCAATCTCGTTACTGTGGAGCCCCCGCGCCATGCTGAGGGTGTCGTAGTAGTAGGCGGGCACAACCCCATAGTGGTGGCTAAGGATGAAGCCGTCGAAAGCAGTGTTGTGACAGAGGAGGCTATGGGTCGCCCAATTGATCTTGCTGAGCTCCTGCGCGATTTTCGCATGGGGGATGATCCTCGTTTTTCCATTTCCGATCTTGATCCCCATCATCTGAGCTTTGAACCGTGGGTCACGGATGTACTCAGATGTGGAGAGTTTCTTGAGGGTGTAGTCCTGGTCGTAGTACGTTTCGAAGTCAATCGAGACGAGGCGGGACCAGTCAGGGGTGTGTGGGGGCATTTTCGCGTTCCAGTAGTAGATTAACGATTTCACAAAACATGTTGCGGTTGTCGTCGAAAAATTCAGCAAACTCTTCTGCGGCGTACAACTTCAAAATCATGGTTCTCCTCAAGGCTTTATTCTGCTTTCTAAAAGCAGCTTGTTCAGCCTCACGATAGTCTGCCAATGTCTCCAGTGCATTCATACCATCTCCTTCTGTTTCTTCGCCCGAGCAGTATCGAGCTTGTCCTTTACCTTGTGCCACTTGTCGTACATCCTCTTGCGTTCCGCACGCTTCGCATCGGAGCAGTACATTCGTACCTTCTCGTAGGGGCAGATGATGGCTTCCCACTCGGCCAACCACCTCGCTTCCCGTTTTGCCAGCTCACGGTTGATCTGATCGAACGCGAGCTGCACGTCGTGCGCTACCTTCACTGCTGGCATGTTTCCTCCTTGTTCAACGTGCCGAAGAGGTCAAGAAGATTGCGCATCCGCTTGTTCTTGCCCTCCAGGATCTCCCAGACCTTCTCCTCGATCGTGCCTTTCGCCACGATGACGATAGTTTCGGTCTTTTGCGTCTGCCCTATGCGGTGCTGCCGTTTACTGCCCTGGGCAAACAGCTCCAGGTCGTAGGTGGGTGATGCCCAGATCGTGGCCGTCCCCCTAGTCAGCGTGACCCCATGCGCCACGGTCTTTGGGTGGCCGAAGAGCACCTGGTACTTGCCAGCCTGGTAGGCATTGACCAGCTGCTCACGGTCAGCGTCTGAGGTGTCGCCATCGAGCACCGCATGGGTGACACCACGCTTCTGAGCCTCAGCTACTAGAGCGTTCCGCTGGTGTTTCCAGAGGAACAGCACGAAGCTGTGCTGTCGCTGTTCTACCAGATCGAGCACGAGCTCGTAGCGGGTGGTATCAACGGTCACGTGCTTGCCAGTGCTGCCATACACTGACCCACTCGCCACCTGCAGGAGCTTCGTCGCCACCGCAGCGGCGTTGATGGCCAGGATCTCCTGTTTCTGTAGGGTCAGGAGCTGAGTCGATTCAAGCTCGGCGTAAGCCTTGAGCTGCTTCGGGCTGAGGTCATATTCCAGGGAGTATGTGTGGTTCGGAGGTATGCCGACGCAGTCTTCGAACTTGTGTCTGATTACGATGTCAGACAGCAGGCCATAGACAGCTTCCTCGGCGCCTTCCTTGTCTGTCCACTTCATCGCGTTCGCATTCGGCCCCACCTGCTTGGGGGCGCAGACGCTGTCTCTGAAGGCGTAGAAGCTCTTGCCGAGGCGTTCGCCATCATCGAGGATGAACACCTGGTGCCACACATCGGTGATGCTGTTGCCGTTGGGGGTGCCCGTCATGCAGCAGCGGTAGTCGAAATACTTGGCGATCTTGGCGAGCGCTTTGCTCCTGAAGCTGGTGTGGTGTTTGTACGCAGTCGACTCATCGACCACGAGCTCACTGAATCTGGCGAAGAACGGTGCTTTTTTGGTTGATAGCCACTTGGTTGCATCGGTGTTTGTAATGTACACATCTACGTTTGCGGCGAATGCTTTATCTCGGTTTGAAGCATCTGCGACACTGACTGTGAGATGTGGAGCGAATTTGGCGATGTCGTTCACCCACACAGTACGTAGTAGGGATCGTGGGGCGAGTACCAACAGACATCCACTCCCTGCAGCACGGCGTTTTGCGAACGCCAGGATGCGCACCATAGTCTTCCCAGTTCCAGGGTCACTGCAGTCAAAAACGATGGGTGTCTTGTCGTTGTGTTTCAGAGACTGAAGCTGGTGTGCGTAGGGTTTAATCATCTTGCAGTTTCATCCCGTTACCGTTCAGTAGGTCGTTGATCTCCATGATCGCTTTCGATCCGAACCGGGGCTTGCGCCGCAGCTCAGCCGCTGAGTACCTGACGAGCTTGCGGAGGTCGTAGATGCCTTCCATCTTTAGGGCGTTGATCGTCCCGGTCGACAGGTGGCGTTCGTCGAGTTCGAACACATGGCCGGGGGGGGTGGGCATAACAGCCCGGTGGGGTTCTGGTCGCCCCTGGTTGGCGATGAACTCCATAAACTGCGGCAGGATCTCGTTGATCCTGGCGATCGTCTTTTTGTCTTGGGTCTCGATGATGATCCGCATAGTCCCTCCTAAGAAGCGATCGGAGTGTCGGCTCCTCCGGATGGCCTATGCAGTACACCCAAGTTCGCCCTGGTGCGAGTCCGCCTAGTTTCATAAATGGGGCTCATATCGGGGACGGGCCAATCGTTACCCCATGTGACACGGTGGTATTTGATTAGTTCTGAAACGCAGGCCCAGGAGCCGAACGAGACTAAGCGACCGTCCACCCGCATATTGCCGTCGATCAGATGCACATCGCATCTACACCGCCTCCATACAGGTGGGGGCAAGAAGATATTAATATCGGCTACTGTCTTCGCATCAAAATGTTCCTTGGCGGAAGCCTCAATGATCTCCTTAAGTTTTCTCGTCGGACCCCCCTCGCCGACTTTGGCTCGGCGGCGTTTTTGCACTAAGTGCCGCTCGGCTTGGTGTTCTTTAGTATCCATGTTTTATCCTCGGATGAAATAGGCGTCAAGAAGGCATTCCTCTTTAGCATTGCGCACTTCGGCTTTATGGGTGCCCATGATTTCGTGAGTAGTCTCCGCAGCTTGGGCGTACTCATCGCTGAGTACGTATGCCATTTCCGCCTTGGCTTCTTTGAGATTGGTAGCTGGTCGATCGCTGATTTCGTAGCCCTCCACGTCCAGCACAACAACGCGGTATTTTGTTTCCTGGGTTGGTTTTTCGGTCGTGAGCTTCATGCTGCCACTTTCAACCACCGGCGAATCGTTGATGGGGTGTTATTAGCGGAGGTAGCGATCTCCTGGGTCGTCTGACTTGCGTTGAAGTGTCCACGTACGGCAAGCAGGGTGTAAATGCGTTGGTAGTTCATAGCTAGGTTACTAGGAAATTAGGTTGATAGGAAAGGTGGGCGCGTCGGTTACGCCCAGCACAGCCACCGCACGTTTGGAGTGCTGCTGCTCTAATTTGTCGGGTTATGCGTTCCCTGCCCGACGCAAGGTTGAAGGATGTCCTCTACAGCGCGCGCGTTATGCATTCGAGATACCCCTGTAAAGGTCCGCTCTGTTCTCAGACGCACCATCCAACAGATCGGATCAACGTCCTCCTATCCCTCGGAGGTGGCTTCAGTTATTTCTTGACGCCCACGGTGCAGTGGCCTGTGTCCATCCAAGGACACCACTGGCAACTAAATCGGTTGGCGTTAGGTGGGAACGACACACAGTTCGTGATCGCGTTCCCTTGTTTGTCGAATGTCCGCATGTACTTCAGCGCCTGCTCTCGTGTGAACTGGCGCTCGGTCTCATGCCCGTGGTCGATGTAGTAGTCGGCCACCCAGATTTCTTCGAGCTGCGGGTAGCGCAAGAAGGTGCACATGGCGTAGAGGTTCAGCTGGTTGCCGTGGGTCACTTCATTCCCGAAGTGCCTGCCGGTCTTCCAATCGATGACATATGCCTGGGTGGTGGAGAGGTGGATCAGGACGTCGAGCTTCAGACGGAGCCAGCCTTCCTTCCAGTCAGCTGGTGCCCACTCTTTGTCGAACGCCCATTCACCTTCGAGCTCGACCATCTTGTCTGCGTACATCGTGCGCAGCAGGTCGATGAATGCGCCGTAGTGTTTCTCAGCCTCGGGGCACAGATCGTCGTGTTCGCCACGGATGAAGCCCTCGATGTTGTCGTGGACTCTTGTCCCCCTATCGTTGCCGTGTTCGGTCTTGCCTTTGGGGAGCGGACGCTCTGGCTCTGGCACTCGGTCAATGTGTTTGATCTTGAACGCCAGCTTACAGCGGGTGAAGTCGGCGAGACGGCTGAATGACCAGCTGGTAGCTTGCGGTGTGTTCATCTTAGATGTCGTTGTTAGATGCAGCAAATTCTAACTTAGATGTTAGATAATTTCGGAAAAATGTTGTCCATAGAAAATGTGGATAACTTGTTGTTCTGCTGCAGTTTTTGAACTTAACATAACGCTTCATTTGTAAATTAGCCAGGGTTATCCACAGGTGCTTTGGTTGTGGATAATCGTGGCGCCCTCCAGCTCAGAATTTGTCGTTCCATGTTTCGTATCGCTTCCCTGCGGGTGGCGATCTGCTTCGCCGGATCCGTCTGCAGCCACTTCAGGAAATTAGAGTAGGAGGTGTACATCGCTGACAGTGCGGTGTTCAAGGTTTCCACCTGGGCCTTCAGCCCGGCGATTTCCTCCAGCAGTTCGTCGTCTGAGGCATCCTTCTTACCCTGTCTGTAACCCTTCTTGTACGCTTTCTCCGTGATCTCGTCGAGGTCGATTCCTTCGAGCACGGCAGCCTTGTCGTACAGGTCTGCGAGGCCGGGTTGCCCGCTGATGTAGGCAAGCCTTTCGAGTTCGGTGTAGTTGGTCATGTCGGCTCCTTTCGGGGCTCACCGGAGGAGGTTTGTGTTGGGGGTGCCCACAGCTCCGCATGCTTATCTATGAGCACTAGGGCTGCTTCGTACTCCTTACCGTGTTTATTGCTATTGTGGGTTTTAGCCACCCTATCTTCAAACTCTGTGCGCGTGCCGAAGAAGCACCCTGCGCGGATCATTAGCCCCTTGCTAGTGATCCAAGCCTGGAGGTAATCAGCTCGTGAACCAATAGGTCCAAACGCCAAAAGTGGGCGATCTCCAACAAGGGTCATACCTTCG